ATGGGCCTGCTAGGGACCACGATATTCAAGTGGGGATACACCGAAAAAGAAACTAAGATAAAGAAAACCCGTCGCAAGGCAGCCCCAGCGACTCTCAACACGATAGTCCCGACTACGCCGATTGACACGCCGGACTCTGATGATTTTGAAATCTTTTACGAGCCTCTGAAAATTTCTCGCCCGTGGATTAAGTACTGCGATATACGTACAGTTCTAGTTGACCCAGGATGTCGCGTCGGAGATATCCGTGAGGCAAAGTGGGTCATCTACAGAGATTACGCGACATACGATGATCTGAACTCTCTGCGAGATATCCCGGGATACGACATCCCGAGTGAATCTGATTTGATGGCGTTCTTTTTGTCCGGACCGACAGTCGGATCGGACAACATCACCCTGACCATACCGGAAGGTATGCGCGGGTACTTGCAGCACGCTCTTCCGCGTAGCTTCAGGAGCAGTGCCGACCCCAAGGATTCTCCGATGGAGATTCTTGAGCGCTGGGACAACGAGAAAGTTATTGTCGTCCTGTCATTCAGTGGAAAGAATATTCTTCTTCGAAACGAAGCGAACCCGTACGGCAAGAAGCCGTTCTATAGCGCAAACTGGAGAGACCTCCCAGATAGCTTCTACGGACAGGGGCTCGGTCAGTTAATCGGGGCAGAACAAATTGTTGAGCAGGGGATAACGAACCTGGCACTCGACCTACTTGCGTATGGCTTGCAGCCTACAGCCGTTCGTAAGAAGGGGTTTAATGTGCCAACACAGATGACGCGCTGGAAGCAGGGCGGCATCATAGACGTTGACGATGATGTGGACAAGAGCTTCAAGTTCTTGACCATGCCACCGGTTCCGTCAGAGGCGTGGCAATTCTTGCAGCAGGCGCAGCAGGCCGCTGCGGCTACTTCAGGTGCTAACGAAATAGTAGGGCAAGGCGGAACCACTGGTGGCGGACGCGGAACAGGAATGCGTTCGGGTACCGGAGCGGCGGCTGTTATACAGGCTAACGCATCTCGACTGGACGGGCCTACGAGCCGATTGGTCGAGCAGGTCTTCGAACCATGGCTCTATCAGATGGACGAGTTGAACAACGAGTTGCTTCCGACATCGGTTCTTCGCCGTGTACTTGGCGAGGAGTTGGGAACAGCCTACATGGGCGATCATATTGATTTTCGCAACGCGAAATTCGAGTATGAGGTTCTCGCTGGTGCTCACCTGGGCGCGAAGAAAGAAATGGCCCAGGCACTTCCAGTTATCATTCAACTTCTGAACAACCCGACGTTCGTAAAGAACGTCAATGATGCTCACTATCAGTTCGACGCGGTAGCAATCTTCAAGGCCTTCACAGACGCGGCGGGATGGAAGTTCTCGCAGGACTTCTTACGTCCTATGACGCAGCCAGAATCGCAGCGTTATGAGGCTAATTCCCCGTCTGCTATGCAGGCCCAGCAATTGCAGGGACAGCAGGCGATGCAGGATAAGAAGTTCCAGCAAGACCAACAGTTGCAAGACGAGAACACCCTCGGTAAGGCCGGAGCGGAGGCATTACGTTCAGCAACTGAACACAGTTTGAATTTGGAAACAGCAGGACAGCCGAGCGAGAATCCTCAGAGTTTCGGCAGCACTACAACAGTCTAGCCAATACGTGAAACAAAAGGAATACAATGCCAATACCCCTTTTAATGGAAGACGGTGCCCTAACGATGACCGAGAGAGTCTCTTTGGCTGCGTTGAGACAACAGCCGGGATTTCCAGTCCTGGAAAAGTTGTTCATGGAAGCTATAAAGCGGGTCACCGAAGAAATGCAGAAACTGAAGCCTGACGATGAGCGGTACGAGCAGAAGCTCAAGAACGCTCATCTCAAGCTTAGAGAACGAACAGAATTTTCTTTTCTGATTCTTCAGAGTATTGACTGGCAGTCTCAACTAGTTGCTGGTCAAGAAGACAAAGAAAAGAATAGTGAACCAGAATTCAATAGGATTGTAAAAGGATTAAACTAATGACTACAACGCCAGTAACTCCGGAAACTCTCACGTTTGACCACATCAAAGGGTGGACCGGGCAAGAGATGAAGGATCAGATGCACCGCAGTACAGAGATGCGAGCAGCCATCTACGAGATCATCAGAACCAAGAGTCTCGCAGACGTCGAAGCCGCGCAGGCCGAGATCGAAGCAAGGCAAGTGGCTGATCTTCCTCCGACAACAGCGTCGCCGGAAGAGATAGTCGTATCAGAAGAGCAGCGCGTAGAGGCGGAAGCCGAAGCGCAGCGTGTCGCAGCAGAGCAGGTCGAAGCGACTCGTGTTGCAGCGCTACCAAAAAAGTTTGTAGCTGACTACCAGGTGAAGGATGAAGACGGCAACGCTATTGGCCGTCCGACTCATCTCGAAGCAGCGACCGAAGAAGAGTTGCGTGGAAAGATTATTGAAGCACACATTCAAGCGACCCGAGCGTTTCACCGATTGAAGAAACAAAAAGTTTCTTTCAAGGAACAACAGCAGCCGATAGTTCCAGCGCAGTCGTCGGATGCGGAGTTGTTGACCTTTATGAAAGATTTGAAGTCAGACGACCCTCAGAAACAGCTTGATGCTGTTCGGAAGGTTCAGAAAGTCGAGGCGGATAGGGTTAAGGCCGAAGCAGACCAGAAGACCTCCGAACTCAACGAACTTCGACGTCAGGAAAAAGTAAGTTACGATTTCTTGGTACGTCATCAGAAAGATTTTAACAATTGTCAAGCAAACATCGAGTTAGTCAAGGGATACTTCGAGGAAAATCAACTCGCTTGGACCTCCGACAATCTTGAGATTGCTTTTCATGCTTTGGAATCCGGACTGGCACCTGTTGCAGTGCCAGTCCCGCCCACGACCCCGGTCAATCCGGTGCCAGTGGTAGCGGCAGTAGTTCCGCCAACATCAGTAGTGCCAGTGGCCGTGTCGCCAGTGGTGCCTACTACGGTACAGACAGTGGTCCCGGCTAATCCGGTACTGCCTGCTCGTAGGCCGGGAGTCAACGGTAGCTTGGAGCCAGGACAGAACTCAGGAGTTCGCCCTGCCGCCGTAGAGCCGAAAGGACTCACAGTGGAAGAAGTTAGATCATGGGACGGACCGACGATGCGTGCGAAGATGCGTAATCCCGCAATCAGAGCACAAATTGTAGCTTTCGCGGAGGCCCGTAACAAGAAATAACGATAATTCACACATCCTAGGGCACACGGGAGGGCACTGCTATGGCAGGCTCACCGAATCCGTCAGCAGCAAATGTTGGGAATATATTGACGGCACAAAGTATCCTTTTCGATAAGGAACTTATTCCTAACCTCAATTAAGGGGTCACTTATATTTAAGTGAGAATCTTCTCTAATGGACTTGAACCCTGAGACGGGAACAAGGCGCAAGCGAAAGCAGCGTGAGAGACTAAACGAGAAGACCCGCTGACGGCGGGATGCGATAGTCCGCTCTAACAGGAAAACAACTGTTAGTTAACACAAGGCAAGGGAGAAACCGACGCATTCTTGGTCGCGGCAGAACGTAGAGTTCAGCCGTTGAATTCAGGAATCAACCGTCAGTTCTTCCAGTACAATACCCTAACCGGGGACACAACCCAGGTTGGAGACGGTGTTGTAGGTTCACCCGAGTTCGTTGGGCAGATCAGTTCTCCGGCTCAGGTTGGTGAATGGAACAACTACAGCAACTTCTCTGCATTCGTTATCGCATCTTCACTCGATGACGTTGTTGGGAACAGCGCAGTTGAACTAGGATACCAGGCTGGTCAGAGCATCTCCGAACTGTACAGCGCAGTTGCCGATGCCGCAGGCGCATCGTCAGTTGACACTCAGGTTAACCAGAGCGCGTTGCTAAGCTCACCGTACACCCTCGATTTGGGGACTGTCCGTGAACTGAAGCAGCAGCTAGTTTCAAAGAACGTGTTGCCGAACCGTGGTGGCAAGTTCTCTGGAGTAGTTAGCTCAAACGTGTTGGGCGATATCTTCAACGCTACGACTGTGAACAACAGCATCGTTGACTTGTGGAAGCTTGGTAACATTGACAAGTTTGACAAGATCGCTGGTGCAGACCAGAAGATGGACATCGAACTTCCGGGCACAAACATAGTGCTCCGACAGACCCCATTCGTAACCACAACCGCAAACTACCAGTCATCTGGTAAGATTGCATACCGCACATACGTGTTCGGTAACTACGCTTTGATCGGCGTATGGTTGGAAGTTGCGGGCGACACCGACCTTCACGAAGGCGACTGGCGAACTATAGATTGTAAAGTAGTTGATAACGCGCCAGCCTCAAGCTTTGATCCGACCGGAACAATTGGCGGATGGTGCTCTTACAAGTTCCATCAGACGGTTTCATTGCCGCCTGCCCGTGGAGCAAACACGCAAAGAATGCGCTGGATTTCAGGTATCTGTTAGTCCAGTTTAAATTTCTCCTGATTGACTCGAACCCTGAAACGGCAACGAGGCGGAACCCGAAAGGGACCGTGAGAGACTAAGCGGAGAAACGCTCAACATGAGCGATGCAATAGTCCGAACATTACGGGAAAAACAAACCGTAAGAGACGAACAGAAATGATTCGTCCCGCCGTAAGGCGAGTAACAAAATGTGACAGCGTCCCTGCAATTCAGTAAAGAACCTCTTGACACAGGTTGCAACTTGTGTTAAGATTTAGGTTGGGGGAGCACGCTATGAACGTGCTCCTTCAATCGCACTCTTTTCATAGGAGAGAATAATGAGCAAATTGATTGATTTGACAGGACGTATTTTTGGT